CTTGACGGAGGCTTCTCCGAATGCGGACATCTTTGCAGAGGCTTGACCGAGAGTTGAGGCTGATGCTTCAAGTTTCTTCAGTTCCTTGTTGTAGTCCCTCTGTTTTGACTCTGCCTTGATGATCTCGCGTTGTAATTCTCTGTAGTCCTCACTTGTTTCGTCTACTCTGTTCGATTTCATCGTTTCAAGAGCCTTTTTCATCTCTTTGATGTTCTGCTCTCCCGACTTCGTTGCCTCCCTTAAAACGGCTATTTTCTGCCTCATAAGGTCAATATTCTTCGGGTTGAACTTCAAGGAGTTGTTGATATAGCCGAGTTCTTTGTCGAAACTCTTTGCCTCGCTCCTTATTTGGTTTATGGCTTCCGATAATTGAGTCGTGTCACCACGGAACTCAATGGTTATTCCTTTTACGTTTCCTGCCATGCCTTAAACTCCAAAAAACAGACGATAGTCCTCTCTTGTGGCTTTTCGTCTGTCGCTCTTTTTCTTTTCTTCGTGTTTATTTCTGTTGTTGTACTCGATGCAGAAGTCGACCGCTTGACCGATGGTCATTTTTTGGATGGACTCATATGAAAGTCCTCTCTCGACTCCTGCGAGTATAATCATTTCGATTGAGATCTCGCCCCCGGAACTGTCCGAAGGCTCTTCAAGTTTTTTGATGAGACAAGTCCCTTCAATAACAAGTCGAACACCGCAGGTGCTATTATATCCACGGGGAATTGGTCGAACTCTCTCACCCATTTCTCGGGTGTCTCGATGTCGTCGTCGTTCGCTTTCGCCATCGCCCATGTGAGATTTATGAAGTCTGTGAACTGTAAAGCACAGAGTTCAATCAATGCACTCTGTATGGTGTCTCCGTCCAAGTCCTTGAGGACTTCCGTCATGTCCTTTCCTGCCATCTTCCCCAACTCTCCCAAGAGTTTGGTCACGGCTGAAACTATCGGCATGATGTCGGGGACTATGTCATGTCCAAACTGTGATTTATAAATCATCGCCCATGCGAGATTATTCGAGATAGTAAGTTCTTTATCCTTACTGATCTTTATCGTCTTAATCATGTTGCTCCTCCTTTTATAGACAAATAAGGGAGGGTTTCCCCTCCCCTTCCATTTAGGTTGTTATTGTAGGTGCTGACGGTGTAGTGAACAGAGTTGAATATCCTGCGTCACCGATCTTGAATGTAGCCATGGTCACACCTGTGTTATTGTCGCCTACGCAGGTGACGGGGATAGTTGCGGTCTGTGGCTCTTTGTTCTCGGTGATAGTGGAATATTCTCTTGAAATATTACCGAGTGAGCAATTATACAGAATAACTCTTATCGGGCCTGCGTCACCTTCATCGGTCTCGACTTGGAATGCCACATATACATTGGGTTTTGTGGGATTCTTTACGGAGGCGAGACCACCGTTCGTTAATTCCTTGTAGCCGAGGAACTGTGTCTTGAACTCATCATCAAACATAGCGACTTCGAGATCTCCTTCGATAGTACCCCCGGAGTATCCACTCCAATAGACGATATTATCAGCATAGAAGTCATTGTTTTCGCTCTGTGTTTCGGGGCTGAAGTTTATTGCCCCTTTCTGATGATAAGGTGTGCCAAGAGTAACAGTTCCGTTTGTGTCGGTGTATGTGCCGACGTGCAGGTTTGATATACCAAACTGAACTTTCATGCGTTCCTCCTATACGTAGTAATAAATGACGAAGAGACCTTCGCTTTCAATGTAGGCATCTTCGCTTTTGTCATAATTAAAGCCATCTCGGAGGAGTGCCTCTTCGATGGCTTTTTCATTTGCTTCGTTTTTCTCGGTGAAGTAATACTCGATTTGATATTCATTATTGGTGTAGTGCCAAGTGTTATCCGCACCGAACGTCGTTTGACCGTTTCCCAAATACGTGAGAAACGGAGGGTTGACGGGTTTCCTAAAGTGCGAATAAGCACAAGGCAGACCGATTGATCTTAATGTGTCTTGGATCATAACTGTGCCTCCAATGTTGAGATGACTTCGTTGATTGCGTTCTGCTCCGCATCCTTGATGTGACCGTCTCCGCTAACACGTCCAAACGTGCCGAACTGATTCCGCACGATGTGACCGTTCTCCAACAAGTGGGTGAGTCTGTAGTGCTTCTTATTATGGACGATGTATATCTTTGACTTGCCGAATCCCTTCTCTGTCTTGACCGCCCAATCTCTCGCATATGCACCCGACATCTTCGCAGATGTGGTCTTCAGTTCATTCACCGCGTCCCTTGATGCCTTCTTCATCGTGTCATCGGTGAGTTCGTCTACCTTCTCGGTATACTCTTGTAGGATGCTATTGAGTTCCCTCTCAATCGACATTGGTCTTCTCCTCCAATATAAGGTCGATGGAGTCTCTCTGCGCTCTCCAATCGGCTCGGATGACGGAATACACCTTCCCCTCAAACTCCACCATCTTTTCGCCCTCATATTCCTCCCTGTTTGCGAGGGTGAGAGTGATGGACGGATGGAGTCCGAGGATGGACGCATTATAGAACTCGCTATTGTAAACCGAACGAGGCTGAACATATACCATTCGCCTTGTGGTCTCAACGTGTTCATTTAAGTACTCATCATATGACTTCACTCCGTCTTTTATGAGATATGCGATATTGTCATACATTTAAGACACCCCAATTCGTGTACCCCGTAGCCGTTCCAAGTTGAGCCTTCTGTTCATCGTATGACCTCTTGAGTCGGTCATAGTCCTCGGGAAGTCCGAAGTTCATCTTGCAATAGGTTATTACCGCCTGCTTGACGATAGAGTCTCCGTTCTCTGTAAGCACTTCACTCATAGCACCACCGAAACCGATGTCAATGAGTGCCGAGTCGATTAACTGTTGTAGTTCATCATCGAAGGCATCTGTCGTGATCCGTAAAGCCATCTTTACAAGTTCAAGCATTATTTCACCTCTTAATTCTTTCTAAATAGCGACCCTCATCCTCGGGGTATATCGTCAAGTGTCCTATATGACCCACTCTCATGAATGGCTCACACCATATCTCGAATCCGAGTTCATCGGCTCTCTTGCAGAATGCCAAGTCCTCACCCAATGAATATGCAGGTGTGAAACAGTTACCGAAATGATCGCGCACCGCCTTCAAGACTTTGCACGATGTCAACGTGGTCGCCATTCCGCATCCTTTTATAAGGAAAGGTGTGTTAGGATATTCATTCCATTTGTATCTGTCGGGTGGTGTTATTGTTCTAAAGATGCACGATTGATGCCCCGGTCGTCTTGCATGGAATATGGCGGTGGTGAAGTCCTTCCCCAATTCGTACAAGTTATCGAAGACATCGCCATCGAATACCATGTCCGAATCAAGCCATAACACATGAGTGAACTCATATCCGAGTGCATATGACACTATTTCCTCACGCGCTAAATATACAAGCGTACCCGATACCACCTTGACCTCGTATGGGATGCCCTCATCGTTCAATTGCTCGGTGAGTTTCAAGAGGCTTTTCATAAATTCGACATGGATATAATCGAGTGTCGGGATCGCTATTAGAAGTTTCATTATTTAATCCTTTTAGTTTGTTGTTGTACCGCTTGTGAGGGTTACCTTTGCGAATCTTCCCGGTGCGGTTACATCATAAGCGACGTAGAGTCTGCCAAGGATTCTGACGAGATCTTCTGTCATGAGAGTTCTGTCGTCAAATACGAATGTAGGCTCATCGCCTTCGGGGAAGTTAACTGTTACACCCTTGAGGTCTCCTACGATAAGGGTATTCTCTGCAACGGCTTCGCTGAATACTACGTCGAATCCGTTGAAAGGATCTACTGAGTAGTTAGCATCTACAGAAGCGTTCTTGATTGTTGCAAAGGTTGACTTCCTCATGATAACTACGATGTCAGTAGCCTCATCGGACAGACCAACGAAAGCATTTACTACCGCCTCAAGAGGTGCAGACGCAGGAATTGTGGCGGTAAGGGAAGAAGCGGAGATTTTGCTGATGATTTCGGATGCGAGTTTCTTGAAAAGTCTGTACTGAATCTCGTCATAGATATAGTCGAGGAATGCTCTTCCTGTGAGTGCAAGAGCCTCATCGGATACAGAGATCCACTTCTTGACCATGACGGGAACGAGTTCCACCATGCCGAGAACGAGATTCTCTTCTGTTACGGCTTCACCGCCTTCGGTGTGAAGTACTGCGTCTGTTGAGGATACCTCATAACCGATCTTGACGTTTCCGCGGATGTAAGTTCTCATTACTCTTGAGAGGATGCCATCATTCTCCCATGCAGTGCGGATTCTTTCCTCGAGATATTCGGGTGCAGGAACTTCTGTGTCATTCTCTCCCGGTGTTCCGTTCTCGGAGAGGATCTTTCTTACTTCTGTGTCATCCTTGCATCCGCCCTTGATGTAGTCAGCATATGCGTTGATGTATCTGCTTGATTTTCTGATTTCCATTAAATCCATCTTGTTTGTCCTTTCTTCAACTATAGGTGTGGGAGCAGGTGCGTTGATTACTTCTTCGACGACCTTTGCTCTTTCTTCGGCTTCTGCCTTGAGTTCTTTCTTTCTTTCTTCGATTGCGTCGAGTTCTGCGTTGATTCCTTCAAGACGTTCCATGTCTGCGGTCTTGAGTTCCTCCGCAAGTTCGCTCTTGCGTGTCTGTAACTCGTCGAAGTTCATTTCTTTGATTTCCATTTAGTCCTCCATTAGTCTTGCTCTTATCTCGGCTCTTCTTCTTTCAAGGTTTAACTCTTCGGCTTTGAGTCGCTCCGCTCTTAACTCGTCAATCACTCCGTTGACAAGTGCGTCGATGGATCTCGCCTCTATGGAAGTGCCGGGATTGGCAGGGATGCTCACAAAGGAGGTGTCATACAACTTGACTATCGAATTTATGCGCCTTTCTTCGACGGTCTTTCCGTCAATGTTCTCCCTTGTCCAAACGTCCGCAGAACGGTCGACCTTGAATCCCATTGACATCTTGGTTGTATATCCACCTTTGATTTCTTCGTAGATTTGGCGACCTAATTCAGTACCGCCTAAATCTGCATCTATCTTCAAGCCGTTAGGCTTGTCGATGTCTAACTTTAATGTTCCGTTGGAGAGCCTTGCGAAGACTCTTCCTTCGTGGTTGTACTGTAATATAACGTCGTTCATATCACAGTTATCGAATGCAGAGGGGTCGATGACCTCTCTCACTTCATACTCTCCGTCGTCATATAAGGTGTAAGGCTCGTCGAATGTTGTCGCATAGCCTGTGACCCTCATCTCTTCATCGTTCGCCTTCACTTCAAAGGCGCGATATTCTCTGTCACTCTTCATTTTGTCCTCCTACTTTTTCGTTTGCGTCGTAGTATTCGCCTCTTATGATTCGTCTGTCGCCATCTTCAACGGGAGCAAGATTCCAAATATCTCTTATTTCGTTTATTGACATTACTCCACGGTCTAACATCGTGGACGATATTGTCAGTTTGTCTGCGTTCGACATAAACTGAAGACGGTTTGCGGTCGCGATTAGACCCGACCCTTGCGCTCTCTCCCGTTCCGAGAACATGGCTTTGGTCATCGCCTCGGAGAACTGAATCGAGAACGGCTCGATTGCGCCTTCATAAAACGCAGACCAGGAGTCACCGATTGCCTTATTCTGAAGGACATCCTCATTGACTCCGAAGTAGTTATACACATTCGAGTAGATGAGTTTTAACTGATCTGCATCTACTGTGTACGGCTTGACATCTATCTGCCGTATATCGGAATACGTAGACGGGAATAATAAGAAGCCACCTGCCTCGGATTCTGTGGAGAGGTTTTCCCTTGTGAATCTCTGCGCCTCTTTCTTGAGGTCTTCGGGTTTGGCGAAGTTGTTGAGTTTCGCCATAAAACGGAAGGTCGAAGTGTTCTTGACCGCCTCTTCAACTCCCTCCCTTTGGATGTGCAGGAGTTTCATCGTTTCATCGAGTGCGTTGTTCGGCTCACCGAAGAAGTCATTTTTTAACTGATGACGTGTGATGATGGCGCACTTCTTGAACTCCACCGCACCGACTTCGCCACTTGAGAACTTGTACCTTAACCAAGGCTCACCCTTGTAGTCGATGATTTCCGTCCTTGTAGGGAGTATTGGATAATATCCCGTAATGGTCATATAGTCATCAAACACCGGGGTGATGATACAATTCGAGTAAACATCAGTGATGGAACTGACTCTGTAGAGGAACTGTGACCACGTCATCCATTGGTTGGGTGCGAGTCTCATCTTTGATTGGAGGGACGGATTTGCTGATCCGTACGTCTCGACTTTCAGTTTTGAAATATGTCTCGCTCTCGCATCTATTGAAGAGCGAATTATAAGGCTCTCATAAATAGCACCGTTCCACGTAGTGAACGCAGGACGGTACGCGGTGAGAGTCGTGAAGAATCCCTTTGCCTCTTTCAAGGCTTTCTGTGATCCCTTCGCCTTATTAGGACGAAAGATAGAATCGAATAAACCCATTTTTAATCCTCGTTCTTTAATTGCTCACCCAACTCGTCATAGTACTTGGCTCTTATACAAAAAGCATCGAGGACAGATGCCATCAAGTCGATATGGCTTGTCGGGTTTATCTTTATAAGACGACCGCGTCCGCGCTCGTTGTTCATCTTTATCGCTGAATTGAGGAAGTGCATCTTTAAGAGTGCGTTATCCCCTATTTTTATTTTCCCGTCTTTGATTCTTGCACCGACTTCTTGGATAGTCGGCCAAAGGTTGTCGCCTTGATATACATCGTCTACCCTATACCCCGATTGTTCGAGGTCTTTTATAAGGTATTGAGCGGAGTATCGGTCGTATCCTGTCATCAAGGGGTAAATTTGATAGTCCCTCACAAGAGACACCATCCAATTGTAAACGTCTTTGTAATCGACGAAGTTCTCCCCGGAAAGAGTGAGGATTCCCTGCCTTACATATTGCATATAGGGGACACCGTCTCTTGCGGTCAACTCCTCCACCTTCTCTGAAGGCATAAAGGCTTGGCCCACTATGTTGAATATCCCGTCTTTCTCAACGATAACCACGCAAGCGGTCAAGTCTGTAGTCTGCGAGAGGTCTATTCCGCATATCGCATATGAGTCCCTTAAATCCTCAAGGCTGATATGATCTCCGCAACATTTCTCAACGTCTTGGACATCTAACCAAGCAAGTGATGAGTTCTGCTTGAGGTTTGCATACTTGCAGAGAAACTCCCCTTTTTTCGAGAGTGACCCTTCAGCGATTGCGATTTCCTCGAGCATATAGTCGACGGAAACCGACACCCCAAGGTTAGGGTTTGCTTTCCTTAACTCGTTGATGTCGTTCCACTTCTCGGGATCGTCTATCATATAGAGAAGAGGAAGGAGTTTCTTTTCCTTGGAATCACCCAACAAAAAACGAGTCGACCTCTTCATCAACTCGTCAAATATGGAGTCGTTAATGTATCCCGATGTCGTGCAGGATAGCAAGATCCCGGGGTTATCTCCCATTTCTCTCGCACCCATGCCCGACTTCATGACCTCATACTGTTTGAGTCCTGCGTCGCCCTGCCACGATGCTATCTCGTCGCAGATGCACAAGGACGGGTTGAAGCCGTCGGACTTCTTTGAACTGAAGGCAATCTTTTTCACTTGCCCGTTATTAACGGGAAGATATAAGTCGCTCTGCCTGTGGCGAGGCATCTCCTCGATGAATCTCTTCGCGTGGGCATCGCCTTTCCTTTGCCCACGGAGTTCCTCAAGTTTGTCCTGTAGTTTCTTATACTCGGGATCAACGACTACCTGTTGCCATATGTTGTTATAAACAAGGTCGGCTTGGTCTAACTTCGGAGCGATGGCATATATCCTCGCACCGTAACCGCCTTCGACCATCCAAATATATTTCGCGATGGACGATGCTAAAATTGACTTGCCGTTTTTCCTGCCAATCAGTAGCAGGACCTCACGAAACTGTCTCTTGCCACTTTTGTCAACGATTCCGAAGATGAGGGATATAAGAGCCTTCTGCCACAACTCAAGTTTGAAGTTTCCCGGTGCAAGTGAGCCTTCGGTGTGGTAACAGTTCGCCTCTATCCACTCGACCGCCTTGTTGCTCTTCTTTTGGTCATAGTAGAAAGCCTTTTCCTCAAGACCTTTGATGATATACTCATAGATTTTGAGAATCCACTTTCCTACTACGACCTTCCCCGACTTAATTGCTTGATAATATGTATAAATGTAGTTATCTTCGGACATAATGACCTAACTTTTGTCAAATGTGCTTTTTATACC